GTCTGCGATTTCGCGTGCTGCAAGTCGCGCTCGAATTGCACCGCGCGAGCAAACTCTTTCGGCTCCTCGTCCTTCAATCTTCGCCATTCAGCGTCCGAGTGGAACGGGCAGTAGATGCAGGCCGAGCGCGGAGGCTTCGGGTAGCCCATTTTTTCCATCCAGCGCAGGCAGTCGTGCCGCTTCATGCCGAGGTCTATCAGGGGCCACCGATGCTGCACCCACGGCTTGCGCGCAGGCTTCATGCGGTGTGCTTCGTCGAGGCTGATTCCGATCCACTGGATTGCGCCAACCGTTTTTTGCCCGCGCTTTATTCCAGCGAGCTTGCGTGTCGCTTTTTCCAGTTGTTCTACCTTGTAGGAAAATGTGCATTGCCTCCCCATGATGCCGCGTGATCCGTCCTTGTTTTCGATGAACGCGGGAATCAGGCTCTTCACCCAATGGCGGGTTTTGTCCTTTGCAAACGGGACAACTTTCAGGCTCTCAGCCGTTAAATCGCCGCGAGTCACGCGAATCACCGGGAACGGCAACTGCTTTTCCAGCCAGTCAAGCCAGCGCATCACGCCTTCCGGTTCTGCCTGTGTATCGGCAAATACCGCAGCCGTTGGCATTGGTGTGATTTCACCGCGCGCGGCCATCAGCGCCATTGTGGAGCTTTGCACGCCCGCGCCTAGCGAGATTATGTGGATTGGTTCGTGTGTCATAAAAAGCAATTCATTCCGGCGCGTGGCCTGCCTTGCGCCATTCCTGCGGAGACACAGGACGCACAGCGCGCGAGCAAATGCGGCACTTCCGCGTCCGCTTGTCAGGCACGCCCGTCGCGCCGTGCGCTGCGTAGCCGCATGGCGTGAGGTGCATGGGGCCGCTCATGCCGGTGACGACGTGTGCGCGTTCGCCCGCGCGGAATCGCAGCCAATGCTGGAATGGAGGGCGGGCCAGTTTGGTGATTGTGTCGCTCATGTGGTGATTTCAATTATCGTGTGCTCCGCTTCGTCTTTCGCAGCCTTGCGCTGGCAGACTTCAATTTTCGTTTGGTCAGGCGAGTCTGCATGTATGAGGCCAGCGTATCGGCAGCAATCGACATGGTACTTTTCTGCGAGATTGTCCTCGTCGATGAGTCGCCGCCGCACGCTCGTAACGCGGACAAGAACCCGCTCTGGATTTCCTTTTTTAGCTTCGCTCTTTGCCAGTGGCCCATTCCCAGAATTGCGTTCCAGCTTGGCAGCTTCCCCGGCACGGTCAGTTTTATTGTCATAAGAGCTTGGAGCCGCAGGCGGGCACTTCGGGCACGCGCGGCCAATGTAATGCTCCGCGCAGCGGTGGCACAGGCGGGCGTTGGCTGGCAACGTAGTCATTTCGCACCGCCCCTTTTTTTCGGTGCTGATTTCAACATGTGAAATTCGCATCTGCCGGGCGCGCTCCAGCCAAGCGCAGCCGTTAGCGCGAACGCGGCATCTTTTCGGCCCATGTCAGTTTTCACGACGACGGTGAAGCGGTGTTTTTTCATGCCAGTCTTGACAAATACACCGTGCCGCAATTAAAGTCAAAACATGAATTGGAAAAAATACATCACCGACCCTACCACGAACCGCCCCAAGCGCGGCGCAATCAGCCGCATCGCCGCGCTGCTCGGCACGCACTACGGCTGCGTGCGCCGCATGTTCGACGGTGTGTGGACGCCCACGGAGCAGGAGGCGAATGGACTGCGCGCAATCGTGGAATCGCGGACGAATCTCGCGCCGAAAAAGCGCAGCGACGCGGGCAAAAAGCGCGGCGAATACAGAAAAAGAGCGGTGGCGAAATCCGGCGTAGCTGCCCCGCAACTCAAGGGTTTGCGAAGTGCTAAAAAGACTGCACAAAAATAATTGAAAATAATTCTTGCGCGATTCGGCGACGTGCGCTTAAGTGTTTTCCAGCAAGGCAACCCGCCGAGCGAAACCAAAACCAAATCATCCGACAAAATGAAAAACATCAAACGCACCGCAAGGCTCAACGAACTGAAAGCCGCACTCCGCGCCGCAATCTTGGAAAAATACGCAGCGAACGACGCGCTCGACGCTCCGGCGTTCAACGCCGCGATTGTTCGCATTCAGGACATCAATTTTCAAATCGAAGACTTGGAGCGCCCGACGTTCCAAGGCTGCGACGTTCGTCGCAATCTAGTCCTGCATAACATCGACTAAACTCTACCTTGTCGGGTGACGCTCGCCTCGGCAACGGGGCGGGCGATACCCGGCGAGACTCACCACCATGCGTTACCTACCCACCCCTTGCAACTGCGCGGAATGTCGCGCCACCCGCCGCCGCAATGCGCGGCTCACCATGCGCCTCGCGCCGCTGCTCGTCGCAACTGCCGCCGTTGTTGGCTGGCTTATCCTCCGCAAATAACCGACAAAAGCCGTATGAGAAACATGACGCCCGAAGAATCAAAAATGTTTGCGGAGTTTGTGCGCTCCGAAATGGCAACCATGAGCACTCCAAGCAACGACGGCGGGCCTGCGTTTCCGGTTGCTGACTCGCATTACGCAAACGGACAAGTTCAATACGGTGACAACGGCATGAGCCTGCGCGACTGGTTCGCAGGGAGGGCTGACGTTGCAATTTATGAGCCTCTACAAACGCTCAAGGCGAAGCTGTCCAGACAGCCGACAATCGGAGAATTGGCGATTTACGTAGCCTCAGTCAAAATGGCTGAGGCCGACGCCATGCTTGCCGCAAGGGAGGGCAAATGAGCAACCCCATACGCATCTCATCCCGCGCGATACAGTGCCGCGCAGACGCCGAGGGCGCGACGGAATACGCCATCCGCTACGGCGGGCGCGACTTCCTCGTCACCGCGCACAGTCGGCTGGAGGCTGACATCGCGGTGGAGTATTACCGCGCACCGGAAGCCGACGAATCACAACCAGACCTACTGAAATAACATGCCAACATCACCTACCATCGCCGCTCTCGCAGCGGCACTAGTCAAAGCGCAGTCCGCACTGAGCGGCGCAAAGAAAGACAGCACGAACCCGCACTTCCGCACGGCCTACGCAGACCTTGCATCCGTCTGGGACGCAGCCCGCGCGCCGCTTGCGAACGCTGGCCTCTCAGTCGTCCAGCTTGTCAGCAGCGACCCTACGCACGCCATCATCGAGACAATTCTCGCTCACTCATCCGGCGAGTGGGTATCCTCGCTGCTCGCCGTGCCGCTCACCAAAGCAGACGCGCAGGGACTCGGCAGCGCAATCACCTACGGACGCCGCTACGCCCTCGCCGCCATCGTGGGCGTGTGTCCCGCCGATGACGACGGCGAGGCCGCTGTCGCCCGTCCTACGCAGCGCACGGCACAGCCTACGCAGCGCGCACAAGAACCGGACGACGTGCCGATGAAGCACGCCGGGGATAAATTCCGCAAACCAACAACACAAACAGACATCGACGACCTATGAAATACGACAACACCAACCGCATTAGCATCTGGAAAAACACCAAGAAAGAATCTGAAAAACACCCTGACTACACCGGCACCGTGAACGTGGACGGCGTGGAGTATTTCGTGGATTGCTGGAAGAAACCGTCAACCGCGCCTGAGCAGGCTCCCGTGCTCTCCGGCAAATTGAAGCGCAAGGACAAGCAGCCCGCGCAGACTAGCAGCCAAGAGGACATCTAACCCACACCGCCACCCCGTCGCGTCTCGGCACTTTGGCCGGGGCGCGGCGGACGCGGACGACACACCATGACTGAACTTAGCACAGAGCCAACGAACCCGCGCGACACCGTGCGCCCCGAGCCTGTCCCCGCAGGTGGGCAGCAGGAACCGGAATCACCCTTTGCAGGCGCATCGCAGGTGCCGCCGTGGGAACTCTAGCCATGCCAGACTTTCACAACAGTATCAGCGAGAAATCATTTGACACTGGAAGCGGTTCCAGTAAGATTGGCGCGTGAACCTCGATCAACCAACATTCCATGAATCACAAAACGATGAGCAGAAAGGGCGGATTGTCGCGTGCGCCAAAGAAGTTAGCCGCGTGCGCCATTACCATCAAGAAAGCGCGGTTGGCATTAGCGGAAAAGCGCAGGTTGCAATCTATTACGCATGGCACGCCGAAACCCGTATGATTTACATCGGCTCTTCCAAAAATTTATTAAGCCGGTGGAGCGACCATGTAGCGCGGTCCTTGAATGGATCAAACAACTATTTCCACAAAAAACTAAGAGAGTTCGGCGCTGGTTCGTTTACTTTTGGACTAATTGAGACATGCGAACAAGCGGAGCGATTTCACCGCGAAGAATTTTGGATCGCCGCATTCGACTCAACGGGTCGCAGCGGTCTTAATACCCAAAAAAATCCAACTCGCATGGCGAGTCACGAAATTACAGACGCTACTCGTCGAAGAATAGGCGATGCGTCTCGCGGAAGAAAGCATTCAAAGAATGCTTGCGCCAAAATCGGCGCTGCCGGTCGTAAAAGAACGCGAACACTAGAGCAACGCAAAGCAACGAGTGTTGCCCTAAAAGGTAGAATAATTACCCCAGAATGGCGCGCAAAAATCAGCGCTGGAAAACTTGGTATAAAACATACCTTGGAATCACGCGCGAAAATGAGCGCATCAAGAACCGGAATAAAACTTACCCAGGAACATCGCGCAAAAATCAGCGCCGCAAAACTCGGAAAGAAAAGGACTCCAGAACAGAGGGCTAGAATAAGCAGTGCTCACATTGGAATAATGTGCAAGCCGGAGACTAGGGAAAAACTAAGGTTGGCAAATCTAGGAAAAAAGTATTCGCCGGAGAGGCGAGCCAACATGATTGCTGGATGGCTGAGGGAGAGAGCGAAGAAGTTATCACATTGCAAGAAACCGAAACAAATGGATCTTTTTTATGCCTGATTTTCCTCACTCAATCAGCGACCGTGATTTTAACGTGACCGCCTCGCAGCTACGCGCGGACGAAAACGACGCACGCGAGGCGACGCGCGGCGAAGTTACATTCGACGAACTCGACCGACGCTACGCAGACCCGATTTCGCGCGAAGAGGCCGTGGCATTGCGCCCGTTTTTTGAGGCATTCTGCGAGAACCGCGTCGTGTGGGCATACGAGCTAATGGAACGCCACGGCAGGCCGATGCACACGTGGACGCCCATAACTGAGTGGGACGGGCATTTCCGCCCTGAGTGCCTCTCGCTGACATACCGCACAGACAATCCTTTTGCTACTGAGTAGCCAACAACTTTCCCGTGTAAATTGCACGCATGAATGCTAAGTCACAAATGGAGCGGCTAGTAAAGCCGACTTGGGTTTATGCGCGGGCGACCAGATGGCACGCCGGGGAAAACACTTTCACAAACTAACACCATGAGCACGCAACCTGACCTATTGACTACTCCCGAAACACCCGCGCCGGAACTTGTGCGCGCCCGCACCGCATACGACGAAGCACTCGAGACGCTGGAGCGCATCGAATCCGAAGGTGACGACACTGGGCTCGCCATTGCATTCGCAACAGTGACGATGCGCAATGCAAAGGAGCGGCTGGAAAAGCTGGAACTGGAGGCAATGAAATGAGCACGCCACAAATCACACTAGCCGACTGCCTCGCCGAAGTGAACAACGCGCTTAACTACTGGTATCCGACGCGGTATCCGCTGAGAGACGGCGAATCCGACGCGCACCGTGCCAGCCAAGCCGAGTTTGACGCGCGGCACGTCCGGCTTTTCCAATTCCGCGACCGGCTGCAACAGCAACTAAGGGCATCCGGTAAAGACGCCGCATTTGACCTCGCGATGGCAATGGGCGAGCTTCGCGCCGTCGAATCCGAGCGCGACAACGCCCGCCAAAGCCTGCGCGCCGCCGAGCAGGACGTGGAAGAACTAGACACCCTCTGCAACGACTTTCGACGTGCCAACGCGCGCCTCGTCGCAGACCTAGCAGCCGCC